AAAATTCTGTTGATTGCTGAATATCAAAACTAAGCGGTGCGATTGCGTTCATAGGAGCCCCCTTGTATCCACATCACCTGTTGCTGGTTCATAGTTCTGAACTTCACCCCAAGAATCATTCACGTTACGGTTGTTTGGTTTTTCAGAAGATTGTTTACGTGTTGGTTTTCTTCCTTCGCGTTCTACCTTGGTCACTTGTTTCTCAAATTCCTGCACCAACCAAGCTGCGAACTTTCTCGTTTTTTGGTTTTCGGTGAGATGGATTTTGTTTTCCCAGTGCGCATTGAAACTACCCAAGTGAAACTGGAAATCAGGCATGGTTAAAATTTCGTTTACGCGATGACTGAATTTTGTTTGAAGTAAAATTGTGCTTAGGAAATTCTGATCAGGTTTCCATGAATTATCCTGAGCCGAATTTTCAGGCGTTTCCTGTTGTGTGTTTATATCTGTAGTAATCTCTGTAGTAGTCTCTGTATTTGTCCCCTTTTTGAAATGGGGAGGGTCTGCCTTTTCAAATGGGGAGCCTCCCCCTTTTGAAAGTGGGAGGGTGGTCATTTCAAAAAGCACAGGGGTAATGAGCTCAACAAACAAAACATTGTTGTATTTCTGATTGTTAGCTTCGATTGTGCGAAAATGACGTTTTAGCACTCCACACTTCTCAAGACGATCAAAAGCCTCTTTGACTTGCTGTTTTGAGAAGCCATATTGATCAGAAAAACTTTGGTAAGAACGCTGCAAAAGATCAGATTTAAACTTCTTTTTAACGCGCACAACTTGACCAGAATACTCATCTCGTACCACTGTAGGCCGATGCCAATAAACGATTTCTGAAAGCACAACGATCGCGTTTAAATCGGGTTTTCCGCTCTCTAAAACGAATGTACTAAACCAACTGGTCGGCAAGATATTGCCTTCAAGGTGAACGCTACCAACCTGATCCACAACATCATGGCCAGTGCTGAATAAACTCATGCAGCATCCCCTTTTTCGATATTTTTAATAAATCGCCCAAACATAAAAATCTGTCCTGCTCGATGCAGGCTTGAAATGATTTCACCTGCATACCAAGCCGAAATGCGATGTTCATTGATCAGCATTTCCATAAACTCGTCTCGCGTGACGGCAGCATTCTTTTCATCACCGTTTACTTTGCGTAGATTTGCCCTACGGATATCCAGCAATCCATCCAATGTGCGGAGTGCTGGCTCGTACCATGATTGAAGCTGCATCACCTGCTTATGCTCAGGCTTCTTTTGAATGGCCTTGTTGGTAATCATGGAACCTCCGCTAAGGCTTGTTCAGCTAAAGTGAGACGCCGTTGTAGTTTCAGCTCCAATGTTGTTGCATGACGGACCTCTGTTGGATCTACAACAACAACGATCACACCATTCGTTGTAACACCAATACCACCCAGTGAGGTTGTGTACTCAACGGAAAGTAAATCAGCCGTATCAAAAGTACGATTCACAAGAGTCACTGGGGTAGTTAGCACCACCGTATCCCCTTGTAAGAAATCGTTATTTGCATTGTCTTGAATTGCTTGTTGTGCTAAATTTGTTTTCATATTCATTGGTTCCGATAATTAATGAATCACGACCACTTTCTGTTTGCCCAGAAAGTGGTTTTTTAATACCCGAGCTTTTCTTTTTGTCCGCTAATCTCGTCATGAAACAAATCGTCGACGGTATCAATACGACTCATCCAGCTTTTAGACATAACCAGAAGCGCTTCAACTCTTGATTTATCAATGCTTTGATATTCCTTAGGTACAATCTTTAATCCTAAGCAGCTCAATAACTCGCAAAAGGTTTCAATTTCTGTCAAGTCATTGTTTTTTCTATCTGTTTTCATTCTAGATAAAGTGCTTGGGTCAACGCCAAGTTGCTCGGCCAATTCGCTTTGTCTGCAATTCGCAAGTGATTGCAAAATGCGCGATATTCCATTTCTGGCGCTTGCAGATAGTTCGGGAGATACTTTGCTCATAAGTGATCCTCAATGGGTTGTTGGTGCTTTTTTACGACTTATAGGCGTTTGAGTCTCAACATTTAAAAAACGTTGATATCCATCTGGCACTCCATTGCTACGCCATAAAGAAACCGTTCCTTTTGTGCAACCTAGCAACCCTGCCAACTCAGTATCAGATTTGCATCCATATCGGGTTCGTAGGTCATCAACTGTGAATTGATAAACACCCATAATATTAAACCTTATCTCATTAATGTTTAATGTATTAAACAATAAAGTTTAAGACTCTGTCAAACGAAATGTTTAATATTCTAAACATCAACAACAGGGACAAAAGTCATGATCGAATCTGTAGCGGATCGAATAGATAAGCGCATGAAAGAGCTTAAAATTAAGCAGGTAGATCTAATAAATAAGAAAGTAGCAAGTAAGGGAACTATTTCCCTGTGGTTGTCAGGCGGATCAATCCCTAGTGGTGATCGTCTTGTAAAGTTATCTAATGAATTAAAAGTTGATGCAGCTTGGATCCTGACAGGTCAGGGCGACATTAATAGTCGCTTTGATAATAATGTTGAATTAAACCAAGTTGTAACAGTGACTTACGCACCTGTAATATCGTGGGTACAAGCTGGGAGCTTTACCGACATGGATTCAATAAACAACTTAGCAGAATGTGAAAAATTACCTCTAGTACCTGGCGCAGGAAAGAAAAGCTTTTATTTGGAGGTGCGTGGTTTGAGTAATGCGCCTTACTTTGAGGAAGGTGAGAAAATTTGCATTGATCCAGATTATCAACTGGAAGACATACAGACTGGGGAAATGGTGGTTGTTAAATGTAATAACACTGCAACCTTTAAAGCACTCATATCAGAGCCAGATGGTTATTATTTAAAACCCCTTAATCCTAACTGGGCAGAACAAGTAATACCCTTAAATGAAGACTGTATTTTGGTTGGAAAGTATGTTGGCTCGTTCAAGCCAGCAAGAAAATTTAGTCTGTCTTAATTTCATATTTATTCTGACCCGCTTAGGCGGGTTTTTTTATTTCTGGTTTTATACACCAAACAATAAAAAGAACTTTTTGTTTAATTTATCAAACTTTATTATTGACATGAAAGTTTAATTGTTTAAACTAAATCTCGTAAACAACAAAAAAGCCCCGATGACTTTGGACGGCTATCAGGGCTTTGCAAACTTGCGAGATCAATTATGAACAAAACCTTATCCCCTTTCAATACCATCAAGATATCTCTTGGTGTAGCTGCTGTAACAATAGGCATACTTAGCTGTGGGTTTAAAACTGCACCAAAGGCTGCACAACCAATAGTTGCCAACGTAGCACCTTCTGAATATCAACTTCTTGCATTACGTATGACTGGTGATAACCACGGCGAAGCGATTATTCGTTTAGATGGTTTCCGCGTTACTGCACGTTTTGAAGTTGAGGCATTTCCTGACAGCTACGGCGTACCAGGTGGTGAATTCACCGCTGTAGACGTAACCAGCCTTGATGAAGTGACCGTTTCAGATGCCCTAGGCAATCCATACAACGACTTCACAAACCACATCGACCATCAGAACTTCAATGCCCTCATCAAAGGCTATATCGAAAAACATCGTTTAGTGGAGGCAGGCTAATGACTACTTCTACTCAAAAGTTCTCTGAATTCATCAGCCAAGATGACGAAGGCAACATCCGTATGCGTCTAGGTCATTCAACCTACTTTGAAAAAGGTCGCCATATCTATGTGGTTAATAAGGATGGTACCGAACAGCTAATCACGCTTGAGGTTCATGCAGCCAAGCCTTGGATCCGTGAAAACTTTGAACGTGAACGAGCTTTCCAACAAAGAAAAACCATGGCTGTTCGCCTTCAAAAGTCGCTTACACGCACTTATCCAAAATCATTTAAACGAGCTAAAGGCTCACTGTTCTGGGCATAAGGAGTATTCATCATGGCTATACCTATTATTCCAGCAGACCAAGCATTAAACGTAAGCGCGATTATTACTTACATCTATGCAGATCCGGGGCTTGGTAAAACGTCTTTAGGATTCACCGCAGATAAAGCCATTTCATTTGACTTTGACCGTGGTGCACACCGTACTGGTGAACTTCGTCGCGGAGCTGTTGTTCCAGTTCAGCAGTGGTCAGATATTGAAAACATTACTGAACAAGACTTAGCACCTTTCAATACTGTTGTTATTGATACCGTGGGCGCAATGCTTGAATCCATCAAGACACATTTGCTCAAAACAGCGAATAACCGTCAACAAGATGGTGCACTCAAGTTAAAAGCCCAAGGCTTAGCAAACATGAAGTTTAAGCAGTACATCAATACGCTTTTAAGCTTTGGTAAGGATGTCGTCTTTATTGCCCATGCCTCAGAAGACCAAAGCGGTGATCAGATCATCTACCGTCCTGAGCTTGGTGGTAAGAACCGAAATGAACTTTACCGTATTGCAGACATCATGGGTTATTTGACCACTGTAACTACTGGTGAAGGTAAAAATGCGAGAGTCATTAACTTCAAGCCATCCCCAACACACCATGCGAAAAATTCAGGTGCTTTAGGTGGTGAGACTGGTGAGGTTTGGGTACCTGATCTTAAGTTACACCCTACTTTTCTTGCAGACTTAATTGCAGATGCGAAGGCTCATATCAACACGCTTACCCCTGCTCAAATTGCATTAAATAAAGCACTTGAGGATTTGGATAACTGGAAACAAAGCTGCGAAGAAGCAGTTTATGCAAGCGACTTAAATCACCTGACCGAGACCCTAAAGCTAGACAAAGAACACACTTATTATCAAAACATGCGTCAAGCAATGCTTGCTCGAGCGAAAGTACTCGGCTGCACATTCGATATACCCCGCGATACATGGATAGAACCTCCTGAATTTAATGGGATAT